AGTATATTGTCGCGTTCATATCGCTTCCGCTACTAAAGTTGGTTCTACCCCTTATATCGGGATATCGACTAGTAATTTCCCCGCCTTTACTGGAACTACTAATATGGCATTAGGAACTTCTTATATTAGGGATGGCTCAACGGATTTATTCGGTACAGTTTATGTAGCTGGTTCATCTTTTTATTCTCTTTTTGCTTCAAGCATTGCTGATAATGCTACTTTAACTCGTTATACCCAGAATTTTTCCTATGAACTTTAATTTATATAAGTGGAGATAACAAATAATTTAAAGAAATCCGATAAGAATAAATAAATGCCTAAATGTACGGATCAACAACTTACGGATCAACAACTTACGGAGGTAAATTACAGACAGGTGATGTAAATCTTGTTAGCGTTAGTGACCAAATTTCGATAAGTGAGGACGGTTCTTTAATAAATACCGAATTCAATATTTCGGTTAATGACCAGATAACAGTTACAGAAGATATCACTTCCAATTCAGAGATAGCAGGAATTAGCGTTTATGAAGATATAATTTTAAGCGAAGATATTAGCTTAGTTGTAGTTTTCCCTGATCGTGATATAGACATTAGCGACCAAGTTTCAATAGATGAAGATATAATTTCCGACACAAAGTTAGCTGGGATTAGTGTTGACGACAGTATTACTATAACGGAAAACTTAGGGAAAGAGGTAAATTTCTTTGTAAATGTTGGTGATACAATAAATGTTTCAGAAGATATTATCTCTGATACAGAACTGGCAGGGATAGAAGTAAATGAGTCAATCGCAATTTCAGAGAATTTAAGCAGAGAGGCTAATTTCTTTATAAGTGTAAGTGACGACATATCATTAGATGAAAGCATTACTTCGAGCAATTCATTGGCTGGAATTTCAGTTGAGGATAGTCTAACCATTTCAGAAAATTTAGGGAAGTTATTAGCTTGCTTTATTAGCGTTTCTGACTCTCTATCTATCTCCGAAGATGAAACTATAACGAATACGAACTTGGGAGGAGTGAGTGTCCATGAAACAGTTAATATTACAGAAAATCTAGGAAGGCTTCTCGCTATGTTTATAAGTGTTAATGAGAGTGTTTCTGTAAGCGAAGATGTTGATATAGATAATCAACCAGCTGGAATTTTCATAGATGATGAAGTCAATGTATCAGAAGCAGTCACAATAACACCACTTATTTTACGAAGTTCCGTAAATGACTCAATCGCCATAAGTGAAGACTTGGTTTCAGCAAGTTCATTGGCAGGAATTTCCGTAAACGACTCAATTACAGTTACAGATTATAACACAATCACTAACCAACTGGGTGGTATTACGGTAAATGAGTCAATTACAATTTCAGAATATCTTAAATTATGTCAGATAAACTTCATTTCAGTAACTGATCAAGTAAATATTACAGATAGTGTAACAACGGAGATTACATGGGACGAATTAAGGAATGTAATAGGTCGAGTAACTGGAGAAGATATTATGGGTAAAGTAAATCAGATAACCCCAATAGGACAAATTAAGAAAAAGTATTAAGTTTTATTTATGGCAAAAATCTTACAATTCGATAATAGTTCCCTGTTGTATGATGCAACGGAAACTGCTCAAGTAAAGTTAACAGTAGCAAAAGGAGATTCTGCTACGGTAGTATTGGATAACAACGATAACCTTGCCGATAATGATTATTTATTATTCGGTGCTTTAGGCTATCCAAAATCTGAAATTGCTCAAATAAACGATACTGTTGCAGGTGCAACGGATGTTCGAGTAGATACTTTAAAGTTTGCTCATTCTACTGGAACAGCAGTCACTAAGGTCAATTTTAATCAGGTAGAAATAACAAGGTCAGCTACTCTTGCAGGTTCAAAAACCGCATTAACAACGGTAGATATTGATGTAGATAACAAATTTACTACTTATAGAGATACCGCCAATTCTGCTGGGTATGCTTTCTTCCGGCTCAAGAACGAAGAAGAAACACTTTATTCAGGGTATTCAGCTGGATATAGTTATTCTACCGCTGAAAGCACTACTAAGGAAAAAATAAAACTTATTATTAGAAACTTTTATACTCAAGATGTTTCTGACGATATTTTAGATATGCTTATTGACGAAGCAATCCAAGAAGTTTACTCACTTAGAAATTGGAAGTTTAGAGAAGAAAGCTGGTCATTCAGTAGTATAGCTGAAACTGCTAGTTATACATTGTCCAGTATTTCAGCCACAGATTTAGCAATGTTGGTCTATGCTACTTATGACGGTGACCCTGTATATCCAACCTTTATGAAAAACTATCAGTCCCAAAACTGGAACGAGTCAACTTCTGGATCACCTTTAACAGTATTCCAATGGGACAACGCTTTATTGTTTACGCCTAAACCGTCAGAGGTAAAGACTATTGAATTATTTGGATATAAAAATAGTTCAGGACTTTCAGATAATACCTCTGAAACCTCAATGGAGCTTCCGTTCATTATTTCATATAAAGTATTGCAGGATTTATGGTCACCGGTTGATCCCAATAAGTCTAATCATTTTGGTTCAAGGTATTTTGAGAAACTTAAATTAATGAAAACGAATGATAAGAAACAATTAAGTAGATTTCCAGCATTGACTAGAGCGACTCAAAACAATTCGTGGAATGACCAAGTAGAATTTCCTAATACAATAACATCAGCATAATGGATAACCCTAGAATAGTCATAGACAATCTATCAGGAGGAGTTCAGCGAAAGACGCTCCCCTCAATAGCATTAAACCACCAAGTAAGGCATTGTTTGAATGGTGATTTTGACGATATGATAGGGGCTATTGTTGGTAGAAAGGGAATATTAAGGCAATCGGTTGTAGTCGCTAGTGATTTAATTTTAAACATTTTTGTTAGCAAGATTGGGACAGCAAGAAAGTATTTAGCGGTTTCAGATGATAGTACTGGGCCAAAGGTAGATGTATATAAAAACGGAAGTGCTAATTTCGGCGGAACTTGGAGTAAGAGTTTAGAAGATTGGACTACTGATGTGCCAATTTACTTTAGAAACTTTATAGGTAAACTATTTGCTTTCAACGGAACAGACGCACCAAAATCAACTCCTGACCATACTACTTGGTCAGCGGTAACAAACGCTCCGGCTGGTGGAAAGTATCCAGAGGTATTTCAGCAACGACTTTATGCCCTTTCAGAGAGTAGTATTCTTCATTATTCAGATACCGCTAATGCGACAGGAGATGATTTTGACTCTACTGCTTGGGAGAATATTCAAATTAACCCTCAAGACGGACAACAAGCACGAGGATTAGTTAGGCATAGAAACAGGTTAGTAGTCTTTAAGCAAGATAGTATTTACAGATATGACGGCTCAAATGTAGCTGGTAACATAAAAGATATAGGAACGCATAGCGAGAAGGGAATTGTAAAGCATGGAGATTTATTTTTCCACCACCCAACAGGTATTTATAAAATGGGAGGTGGAGAGCCAATAAACATTTCAAGACCGATAGAGAAGTATTTAAGTGGAATGAGTAGTAGTAATTATAGTAAGGTTGCCGCAGGTAGAGATATTGAGAATGTATATTTTTGGATTGGAGATGTAACTATCAATGACGAGAAAGACTTTGATTACAATACAACTTATTCAGATGTAGTTTTGAAATTCAATGTCTATTCAGAGAATTGGTCAGTTTATAATAATTGGAATGCTAGAGTTTTCTATTTTAATACAGACGATAACTTGCTCCATTTTGGAACAAGTGCTGGAAAGATTTTTAAGACAGATATTGGAACGGCTGATGTTGATGATTCTACAACTACCCCGATTGACTTTCAAGTAGTGTTCAAGTCTTTTGATTTTGGATTTCCAGAATTAGAAAAAGAAATTTATGGTATTTGTGGTATTGGAGATTATGATTGGCAATTATCAGCAGGAGGAAACTATATTGAATCTAATGAACCTGAAAATTCTTGTAGGTCAGAAAAGGAAGATTTGAATGAACCTCGAGATATAGAAGGAGTTGCTAGAATTAAGAAAACAATTAGGGCTAGGGAGTTATGGGTTAAAATTGACCAAGCTTATGTTGAAGCCCCACCAGTTGTCAGAGGATTGGTTTTTGATAATATTAAGTTGTTAGGGTATGGAAAATGAGCCTTATTATAGTAGTGGTTATGATATTTATTTGCATAGAAGCTTCTATGGGAAGACAGGGACTTATGACTCTGTAAGTATTGGAGATTTGTTAAGCGAGGGAGCAATAACAGTAGGTGGAGTAGGAGAAGCTACAATAGGGGAAGGGTCAATTGATATTGGAAAATTTAAAACAATGCCCTCTATTCTAGGTTGGATTCATACAATATCTTTTAGTGCAAGTGACGCTGATACGGTAGCTTGGAGTGCAGGGGCTATTACTTTAAGTGACGGAACAGTTTATAATATAGCGGCAGGCAATACGGGGAATATAACAGCAAGAACATATATTTATCTTGATACGGGAAGTTCTTTAACAGTTTTACAAACCACAACGACAGCTAGTAGTGCAGTTGGTTCAGGTAAGATTTTAGTGGCTACTGCTATCCATGGAACTGAAGAGGCTAATTTCTTCGTCTTTAGTGGTAGTGCGCAAAATGTTTTAAATAAAGATAATTTAGAAAAGAATACAATTACTGCAAATGAGATATTTGCTAACACTATCGGATCTGGTCAACTAACCACAGGAGAGTTTGTTACTAACACAGCAAACATAAAAGACGCTATTGTTACTAGTGCTAAGGTAACTGCTTTAGACGCCACTAAAATAACCACAGGGACATTGGTTGTAGCAAGAACTCAAGCAAAATGCACGGACGCTACTGCTGATAAAACTTCAACTCATACTGCTGCGGATACAGCTAAGGTTCAAGGAAGCACAATCATTAGTGGAGGCTATATTGCAACAAGTTTTTTATCAGCAACTAACATACAGGCAGGAACATTAAGAGGCAGAGATGTAATAAGTGCTTTAGGGACTACTTATATAAAACTAGCTACTGGAAATTATTTGCAATTTGTAAGGGCTGGTGCAGAAAAAGGTAGAATATGGAGTGATAATTCTGGAGATATTTATATAAGAGGAACAGATGATGTTGTATTTAATGCAGGAAATGCAGCTAGATGTGGTGCTTATAGTGGTTCATTTAAACCAGTA